GTGGCTCGAGTACCACGTACACCCAGAGTTAGAATTAGCTTTAAGGACTGCTTCGAAAGAAGAAGAGTTATCTGAAGCGATACAAAACTTGAGAGACGGGAAAGATTCTTGGTTTACCGATGCGTGGAAAATACCTGAAAGTGCTGAGGGGGTAAAGATTACCGTATGGCACGAAACTGAGTGGATGGATCCTGGTGATTGGTCGATTCTTATGTGGAGGGATACTACGAATGTTGGGAGAATGGTAGGGCTTAGAACTTGTAGCCACGGTTGGATTTATTTACAGAAAATACTTTAGAAAGGAGAAAGAAAGTATGACGGATAAAACTAAAAACTTGATATTGAAGGGAAAGACTCAGGCGGGGACACCCGTGATGTCTACATTCCTTGAGCAACTCGGTAATAGAGTTGATGCTCTAGAAGAGAAAGTCAACTTATTGAAAAGTATCGATAAGACTAATAGGACTGAGTTTCTGGTGGTGAACCGAGGATTTTTCCCGAAAGATCAGGTTAGTAAATGTCTTTCGACCACTACATTACCTTGGCGTCCAATGAACGACGTGGTATCAATAGAGAGCTACGAACCAACGTATGAAACGACCCTTGAGATTAGGGTCGATTTACACGAGCCATGGGATGACGGCATCAATAGGAGTTTTAAAAACCCTTACGGATTGTTTAAAAAACCTGAGAACGATGAAGAGGTTGAACAAATAAACCACGGTTTAATTTGGGTAGACTTACAATACGGCGAAACAAATAGTACAGGATTCTTTTTTATGACTGGCGCGGGGTTATTAGCGTTAGCCGAAACTAATCCTGATTTGTATCGAGGCTTGACTTCTAAGATCGATGGTACTTTACATTGGGAGGGGATGCCAGGTGAGTTATTACATCCAATAACTGCGGAGATAGAGTTACCTCGTTACGAACAATTTTATGATGAGCCAGAGATAAAGAAGTTAACTAACTATTATTATTGGAACTATACTTCCAATGAAGACGGCTTAGAGTTTATCCCTCACAAGATACCTAACAAAATCGACAGAGAGATCAATACTGATCACTGGGACGAAATTAAGTGGAGACAGAGGACCGAGTCTTGTACAACATCAAACTTATTCGATTACGATAATGATTATCACGACACACCGTTTGAGATTATGTTGGGGAAAGTAACTGCGGATTACTTATTATAATAAGTAACCACTGATCCACGCAAAAGCCCACCGAGTGTGGGCTTTTTCTTGCCTATTAGAAACGACCGAAATATTAGAGTTATTAGTCTATTTAGAAAAAAAACTTTTTTGAAAAAAATTAACAAAAACGACTAATAGAGTAATAGAAGTAATAGAGTTTTGCTGAAAGGCTCTTGGGACGAGAGTTGTGAGCCGTGAAGAGTGTCAGTGAAAAGTAATAGAATATATTAGTTCTATTAGTTCTGAAACAGAGAATAGATAAGAGAGGCCACGAGCAAAAGTTTACATTTTTATATTTTATTTTCTTTCTGATATATAGTTTGACTCATCGGAACCCCTCGGAACTATTGGATGAAAGACCTGCAGTACACCCCCATGATCCCTGCTGATGACGGCAACGGCTACCTTGACCCCGATGGTAAGAGGTGGCAACCACTGAATCCGAAACAAAAGAAGTTCGCTCGAGAGTACATGAAAGGCCAGAACGCAACGGAGGCAGCGGTTAAGGCTGGTTACACTAAGAATCGAGCAGCTGCAAAGAGGCAGGGCAGCGTCTTACTCAACCACAACCCACTTCTCAGAAACTTTCTGATCGACCAGGAAATCAAGGAGGCAGAGAGAGATAGAGTTTCCATGGAAGGACATCTCTCGGCACTCCATGACTTGAGGGAGGAGGCCAGGGACCAAGGCCAAATCAACGCAGCTATCACAGCCGAGATCCACCGAGGCAAGGTCGGAGGGCTTTACATCGATCGACGCGAGGTGTTGACCGCACAGATCGACTCGCTCTCCAAAGACCAGATACTCGATCGACTCGGACAGTTGATTACCAAGCGCATGCCACAAACGATCGAAGGATCGATAACCAATCGGATCGGATCGATCGACTCGGATCGGACAAAAGAATTGATCGAGCGATAGACCGCGCCCACCCACCCTCATTGACAGACAGACAGACAGACGGACGGACGGATTGATTGACGGACGGACGAGCCAGAGACCCAGAGACCCAGAGACGGAGGGAGGCCCGCGCCTTAAAAATATTGTTAGATGCTAACAGTTTTACTTAGGCGCAAGTGCTAACAGTTTTACTTAGGCGCAAGTGCTAACAGTTTTACTTAGGCGCAGATTGTTTGATTGATTGACTAGGTTATTGACTAGGTTATTGACTAGGTTTTAGTTTTTAAAAGACTTGTATATGTATTGGGTTTAGGCTTATAATGTACTCACTACATAGATGGTCTATGTGGATCTTTAAAGGAGTTGACTATATGTCAAACGTAACAAAGTCTAAGTCTGTAGACTCAAAAGAACAGACAGCAAGAGAGGCGATGTCTAAAGTAGATGCTAGGTTAGCACTATCCGATGCTAAAGAAGCAACCCGCCAACGGTACTTACCTAAGAAGTCTAACAATGGCAAAGGCAATTCAATAGATACAGCCTCTATTAGTTTTGATCCCAATGCTATGAAAGACGCCATCGTACCTAATCAAATCTTTATCATAGTTGAGGCTTACTATGATCTATGCGATGCGCTTAAGTTAGAGTATGGTAAGTCTGTAAAGGTCATTGAACTTCAAAACTCTATCAGCTCTGACGTTTGGAAGTTTAGACAAGATGTTACCGTAGTACTTGGTCACTACCGTAAAATGATTAGCGGTGATAGCCCTTGGAGACCTAAACAGGATGCTACCGTTCATGCCATAGGTAAGGTTAGCTAACAACTAGCCTAATAAATTAGCCCGCCTAGTGCGGGCTTTTTTATACCTAACAACTAACAACTTTACTTAGGCGCGGCTTGCCCTAGCATATACTCAGCCCTAGGTCTAATAACTTTTTAACCTAAGCTTATAACTAAAAAGTAGTTGACAGGCTAGGTCAGATAGGGTATACCCCCTAGCCAAAAACCGCGCCCGCCACCCACCCTCCCTCCCTGGATCCAGCCTCAATATTCAATATACTTTTGCTATAGGTTCCCTACCCATAAAAATTTCGCGCAAAAAATTTTTCGCAAACTTTTTTTAAGGTTGCGGTCTCATGACTAGGGGAGTTACGATTCGCGAATGGCCGAACGTAAGAAAAAAGATTCACGCCTCGAAAGAGCTGGGGTAAGTGGTTATAACAAACCTAAACGTACTCCTGGTCATCCTAAGAAATCACATATCGTTGTTGCAAAAGAAGGGGATAAAATAAAAACTATCCGCTTTGGGCAACAAGGTGTAAAAACAAATCAAACTGCAGGACAACGTAAAGCGTTTAAATCTCGTCATGCGAAAAATATAAAACGTGGTAAGATGTCAGCAGCATACTGGGCAAACAAAGTTAAATGGAGTCCTAGTAAAACTAAATCGCCGTCAAAGAAATGGAAAAAGGGATCGTAATGGAAGATATGCAAAGAACATACAATGAAGAACTAAACCAAGGTAATGGACTTATGTCTTTATTTCGTGGGGCTGGCGATATGGTGCTCGGCGAAGATATTATGAATAATCTTCCGATGTTAATGCAAGCTCTGCGTAATACAAACAAAGATACGCTAACTATGGAACAGAGACGGGATATGTCTGGGCCGATGGATGAATCAAGTCTTTTAGTACAACTAAGCAATACCCCAGGATTATCAGAAAAAATTGGCGATGATGTAGCTATGGCTTTAGGGATGGCAATGCCTAGTCCAGCGGGTAAAGGTAAAGGGTTAGGTAGTTTGTTTGATATGTTAGGTGATTCGATGGACCCGAAAAAGATCAAAGAAAGTTTAAGTAAAATTTATGAAGATTTAGAAAAACCTAAAACAGGGCGCGAAGGGTTTGATGATTTAGTACAAGAAGGTCGCGATGAGTATATGGATTCACCTGAAGCGTTAGAAAAAGCGTTACGTGTTCAACGAGATATTATCAGGAAAGCTAAACGCGATGGG